CCTCCTGGGCGTGGGCGCTGTCTGCCCTTCCCCTCGGACCTGGCGGGGCGAATTTCGGCTGCGTTGAGTTGGCGCATTAAAACCTCCACGTCCGCGGAGCCCTCCTCTTCGGCTAGCACCGCGGCCACGGTCGGTTTGGACAGAAACGAGTCCGTCGCGTTGGCTATCTTCTCCTTGATTGCCATCAGGCACGCCGTGTAGTTCGCCACGTCCCTCCTCACCTTGCTGCACTGCTGTCCGTTGGCTATTGCGGTCAAGCAGTGTGCGCTGGTAGTTAGACAAAGGCCCAACTGGTTGGACAACTCCTCTAACTGCTCTTGCATGATTAACGTTTCGTTGTGCTGTGATGGAAACGTCGTCCACCTCCGGTTCCGCAGGTGTTCCGTCGGGCAAAACCCCATGAGCGTAGTCGGGTTCAACTCCGCCCAACGTGGGACCGGACCAGACGTTGTTACAGGCGCGAAGTTCCTGTACCAACACTCGTAGTCGCTCAACTGAATATCCGGTGCGACTAGCTATACAATTCATCATCAATTCGCTGTCTTCTTCTTTCTGGGGCCAGGAGCCAGATTCAACTAACCAATATGGTTTCTCTCTATTGGCGTCCTTGCGCAGGCTTCGCCTTACTGTTACGTGTGGGCTATAAAGCCTGGTCACCATTGCCGCGTAATCGCTTGTAATCGGAGTCAATCTATCAGTCACTAAGTATCCTTCCAACCTGTCGGTGGCAGCGTCCGCCAATGGCACGTTGGGGTCTCTCATCGTGATGTGCAACTTTTTCCAAGTTCGCAGGGGGTCCTGAAAGGAGGTCGTCGTACTCAAGGGATCAGGGAAAACTCTTGCCAGGAACACTACCCCGTTCTCCGGCTTACAGTTTTCAACCTTCAACTTCATCCCCAAATTTTCCGCGGCCTTCACCCACTGCCTCTTATACTTGGCCTCAAACAGTGAGTCATCCCCAAAAGCGAGGCCTATAGTTCGAAAAGCCTCCTGTGGGGTCGCGTGTTTGTATGTGCTTCGAATCGCTACATACTGCAAAAAGGCGTTGAGCACGGTGTTAAGGTCACAGGTTGTCGGTGACCCACTTTTGACGCCGGGGCCGGCGTCGTACCTGAAGCCAAACTTTTTCGCCACCGCCGGACAAGATACTAACATGTCTGTATAATGGCGCAGTTCCTCCCGAAAGAGTAAACTGAAATAGCGGTGGTAAACGGCGTTCATGACGTGACGTTGCAGCCACACGGAAACGGAGCCGTCGAAGTTGGAAAAATCCCCCTCGATGACTTGCTCAACGTTAGCCGCGTAGTCGCAGACCTTTACCGCAATGTCGCTGGGGGTTAACCCGGGGCAAAACCAGTGTGAATTGTGTTCGCCATGTAACACGTCGTTGCGGAACGCCAAGGTGAAACGACTAAACATGAGTAGGAAGCGGGCGTCAGGGAAAGATGAAATGATCCGCCCGTTCTTGCTGGTGGGCTCATTTTTAACGAAAGACTCGATAAGCCTCCTGTGTTTTACGTCGAGGGTGTCCCAGATGTTTTTGACAGCTAGTACCTGAGTGGGCTTATCCAGCAGCTTTGCTGCTTCTTCTACTGTCAACGGGACACCGATGGATTGGTGGGGCACAACTTGCTCAACGAATTCAATAGCCAACCCTTGGATATACTTGGTCGGCATCTTATGGTTGGCAACCATTGTGACTCTCCTTTCTAAAGACTCTGATAGCACCTCCCAGCGTCTAGTCATTGGTGTTAAGTTTGGAGCGTCAGTGAGGCTACGCGCATAGACTCTACTGCTAGTCTCCGGAACGTCCGCGTCAATGGGATATGGCCAGTGGACTAATGTATTGGATGCCACGATGGACGCGCAGTCATGCAAGATCTTACTATCTCCCCGGTGGTACGCACCAAAGATGGCTTGGGTGCGGGTGTCAGTGTACTTCATGCCTATCATCCGGGTTGTGACGGCTTGAGAGTTGTTCAACAGCATAAGGGCGTCATAGTCCACCTTGGCTAAAGTAACGGTGGCGTCGTCGCCCTGTTTGCCGATGTTGATCTTCAATGGTGCGCCAGGCATACCACCCTCTGGCGCCACGATCCTGTTCCACCCAGGCCGGACTTTGTCGGAGTAAACCATGCGCTCGAGCTTCCGCGCATGTAGATCATGAGCTAACCACTTGAAGGTCCAACATGATGTTTCTGGCGTGACCCAGACGATCGCCCTATGGGGGCTTTCATCCCACGGCCGCGCGTGATAGACCTTAACGAAGAGTAGCTTTTGCAGCCCTAAGAACTGCATGAACCAGTAATACCACGCATGTTTGCATGTCACTTCAACCAGTTCACCTCCGGCACACCAGTCCCACACCTGGTGGTTCCAAACTCCACCTCCGCCGACTTCATACCGTACGACATCGTCGACAATCCTGAACCTACAGTCTCCGTCCATACCGGCTACTTCGAGAGGGTTAAACGTATGGAAAATCACGGGCTTCCCCAATTCAAGGTACTTGCCTAGATCGTCTATATAATAGTCCACGTCTATCCCTACCAGTACATCCCAGTCGCCATAGATGTCATCGGCAACCGGGTGGCTCAGGTCGT